GTAGTATTTGCAGAAACTGTTGTTGTTTGTGCACCATCTGTGTTAGATGATCCTGATGTGTTGTCGGCTAACCATGACCAGCTAACATAAGTTCTTCCTGATCCATTTACATTACTATCTGTATTTAAAGTAAAACCATCAGAATCAAAAGAATTAACCATTGACACACTTGCTTCTGCACCAGTTGTATTTGAATTTAATCTATTACTTGCACCTCTAACTGAATCAAATAAAACATGGTTATCAGCTACATTTCTTGGTTTTATCCATAGCCAATCTGGTTGAAATCCAACACCTGTTATAGAATTAGAAGATGTTCCATCACCAGAATAAAGAACAGTATTAAAATAATCTGTTGGTTTATCCAAGCCGCTAGTATATGACATTATGCTACTCTCCTATCCCAATATGCTTTAGCTAAATCAGATTTAAGTTTTCTTAATTCAGGTGTTATATAACTTCTATCCATACCTAACTTATATCCTTGTTTTAAGTATTTATCTACTTCAGATTTATTCACTACTAAATTTTTTCCGTCTTTGTTTAAATATCTTTTTCCTAAACAATATTTATTACCTTTATGTTTATTTTTAATTCTTTCTTTAAATTCTTCACTATGTCTTAAACCTAAAGCATTTTTATTTCCCATTCTTGCTTTAGACATTTTTAATCTACTTTCTTTACTAACTTTTTTACCTTTATTTCCTATTCCAATCTTTTTTCTAACTTCTGGGTCAAATACAGGATTATTTTTTTGAAATTCTATTTTAAGTTTTTCTACTATTCTTGATGTTGTTTTGTATTTTCTTTTTTTGGTAGTAAAATATATCATACAATGTAATGCTTGAAGCATTTTAATTCTAGCTTTTCCTAATGTAAATTTGCAAAGCAACATATGAATTATAAAATGTTCTTTAGGTGTTAAATCAACTAAATTATTTTTTGAGTTATTACCACCAAGACTTCTAGGTAAGATATGATGTTTTTCTTTATAACCAGTTAATTTTCTATTTTTACCTCTAGCAATTATATTATCATGCCATTGTTTATATTTGTTATTTATTGTTTCCATATTGTTAGCCATCAGTTGCTAAATTTTTTGTATTTAAAGCTAAATAGCCTGAAGGTGGTTGGTATTCAAAATTTCCATAACCGTTGTCATCACTATTTCCTGATGAGATTGAGAATGGTGGGTTGCCAAAATTCATATTTATTTCAGATGTTCCTGAACCATTCCATTCTCCTACTGCTACAAAATATGCACCTAATGTTGTGCTTGCTGGGTCTGTTATTGAATAAGCTAAAGCAGTAGAAAAAGTTTGATTCCAAGCACTGCCACTTCCCCATTGACCATTTTTTGCAAAGTATAAATTGTTATTATCTAAATCTAATGCAACAGAAATTATATCTCCACTTGCCAAATCTCCACTTCCATAAGAAGTTGTTGAGTTATTTTCATAAATTCCACTTCCACTTTGATTAATAGCAATTTCTTCAGTTCCATCTCCTAAAACATCAGTTGTTGCATTACTTAATTTACTTGCAATTCCTGTCATGTATTGTTGAGTTGTTCCTGTAAATTTATATTCCCAATACCATTTACCTTGTGTTAATCCAAATGTTGATGTGTTGTAAGTTGTATTAGAGCCACCTGTTGAAATTTTTAAATTACCCTCTGAAAAAGTAGAACTAGCATAATAATTATCTAAAGGATTAAGTGTACAATAATTATTAGTCGGTGTATCAGTTGTTTGATCTATGCTAGTTAAATTATTTACAGTAAAATCATTTCCATTTCCTGATACATCATTACCTAAATCTGAACTATCTTCAAAGTCTAAATAGAATCCATTTGTGCCAAAGGTTAAACCAGATACATCAATAGGTTTCCATATTCCACTATCTTCGTCAGTTTCTCCAAATGATGTTGGGTCTAATTGTGTACCATCTATCCAACATACCTCTGCCATATATCCATCAAAAAATAATGTAGATGTATCATAAGTTCCTAAATAAAATGGTCTACTTGCAGTATTAAAAGATAAAGTTGTATTTTGACTTATATATGATGATTGTGCAAAACTTGTTTCTTGAACACCATTAACATATATTTTTACTCTATCTGACGCTGTTGCTTGTGTGCTATCCATAGCTACAACAATATGATACCAAGCATTAACATCTCTAAATACTCTATTTGTTTCAACATTCATTGTTGCAACACTAGAGGAGTATGATTGTATTTGTAAGGTACTAGATGAAGTAAAAAATAATTGTGTTCTTTCAGTTGCTGGAAAAGAAGTAAAAATATTTTTTTGATTTGTTAAATCTGAACCTCTTTTTATCCAAGCTGAAAATGTTGCAATTTTATCATTTCCAGTACTAGCTGGTGTTCTATCTAAATAATCAGAACTACCATCATCAAATCTGCATGAGTTAGCGACATCATATCCAGCCGCAGATATTGTATTGCTAGGTAAAATTAAAGGCATAACAAAATTCCTTTTGTTATTCTATCGCTATATAGAATGTTTGTTATGAAACCTAGCGGTAGCATTAATTCTCCAATGTTGGAAATTCTGCAAGCGGTCTTGTCATTACAGGATTTTGTTCTGTTCCTGTGTTTGTATATTCGTATAATGCTTTTAGTTCATCAACAGTTGTGCAAGCATCTATTTGAGTTTCCATTTCATTTGATTTAGTTCTTACATCTGCTCTAAATGTTGTGATATTACTTGGAACATCATAGTCAGCAACTTCTGTAGCTTTAACAACATACCAATCTGTTGGTGCAAGTAGTCCTGATGCTTGTTGTTTTACAATTTTTTTCTTCTGTGTTTTTAATCCTTCAACTTTTACATCTCCAACTTCTTTGTCATCAGGCATTAAACCATCATCACTATCTTGTTGAGTCCATAAACTATCTTCTAATTGTTTGGCAGTTGCAGTACCCCAAGATTTAACAACTTTATTATTTGCAAAGTTATATTGTTCGTTAGTATTAATGTAATATGCTGTGTCTTTGTAATTAGTTGAATCTGTTTCTATTTCATAAATTCCAATAGCTTCTTTTTCAGCTTTAGACCACATTGTAAATATTTTTGCTGGGTATCTTACATCTCCAATAACAATGGATTTAGGATAATTTATATATTGTGTTATTTGGTTATCTTCGACTACTGCGTACATATTACTCCTATGTTGATGACATATTTAAAGTTCTACCCATTTCTTGCCAAACTGTACCATTGTATCTAAAAACTAAATGATCTGTTTTGCCTGATGTAGATGTTGCTGTTGGTGCGGTTGAAGCCGCAAATTCAAAAACTGTATTCCATGCGATAGTGTGTGCACCACCATAAGCAATATTAACTGAAATAAAACTTCCTGTTGTTGCATTAGTTGGTGCAGAAAAAGTTGTGTTTTCTGTTGTTGTATGTTTTGCGTTTGGTGCGGCTTGACTATCCCAAGCTACTGCGTTTGATGAAGATGTAATAGCAACTTCTGGATAATAAGCTAAGTCATTAAATTTAATAACGCCTGTTCCTTTAGTTGTTAAATCAATTCCAATGTTAGTGTCATCTCCTGTTGCAGATAAAGCTGGATTATTTCCTGTTGCCGCATTTGTAATTGTAAATTCATTAACTGCACTACCTGTTTCTGAAAATTTTAATAATTCTAAAGTACCATCTCCAATAGCATTTCCATTAACATCTAATTGACCACCAAGTTGTGGAGTTGTATCTTCTACTACATTTTCTAATTTTGTATTTAATTGAGTTTGAATAGCAGATGTAACACCATTAACATAACTTAGTTCTGTATTATCTACATCACCATTTCCAATTTTAGTTGCGTCTATTGAATTAACTGCAAGATTTATAGTTCCTGAAGCTGTAATTGGTGAACCTGTTACAGTAAATTCTGAAGAACCAGAATCAGCTACTGCAACACTTGTAACAGTTCCTGTATTTTGTGGTTGAACTTGTGAAAATGTAATATTAGTAGAACCTATTGAACCAGAAGAATCTGTTGTGCAAAGATAAATTGTATCTGCATTAGTTGAACCTTCTTGAACAATAACTAATTGTCCTGCTAATTTTGCAACAGTATTATAATCTGTATTTCTTGTAGCAGTACCACTAGCCACTACATCATAAATACCATTTTCAGTAGCATCAGTTTGGTTTTTAACTAAAACTTTATCGTTTGTTGCAAGAGTAATACCATCTAGTGTATCAGCATTTTGAAGATCAGCAGTTAAATCTATATTAGCTGTTGTAGCAGCTTTTGTAATAATTCTTGTTCTTAATCCTGCTACTAAATCATCTACATAAGTTTTTGTAGTTACATCTGAACCTGTAGATGGTGCTGACATACCAGTTACAGATCCTCCAGTTATAGCAACACTATTTGCAGCTTGAGTTGCAATAGTTCCTAATCCTAAATTAGTTCTTGCTGTAGAAGCTGAAGTTAAATCAGATAGGTTATTTGCTTTAACAAGTTTAGCATCTAATTGAGTTTGTATTGCACTTGAAACTCCATTTAAGTAACCAAATTCTGTATTTGAAATTGTACCATCATGTATTTTAGTTGCATCAATAGCAGCACTAGAAGCTACTTTTGCATTATCAATTATTGCTTCAGGTATTGAATCGTTTGTTTGAGAAAGTATTGCAACATAAACTGAAGTAATAGCTTCGTTAGAAAGTGATCCACTATCCCAAGTTACATTAACTGTTGTATTTGTAGAAAAAGATGTAGAACTAATTGTTCCATAAATTGTACCTGGAGTTGATGCAATTAATTTTATTCTTCTATTTGCATGATAAATTGAAGTTACATCTACTCCATCAATAGTAAATGATGTAGCTGACGCATAAGTTGCTGTATAAGTTCCTGCACCATCTCCATATTCTATCCATTGTCCATCATTATACCATTGTCTAATATCTGCCATTATATCTCTAAAGGCATTATTAATATTAGATGGCAACATACCTTCAGCAACTGATACTGAATTTGTACCTGTAGCTGTATTATTTGCTGCTGTTGTATCGTATTTTCCTATATATGTTCCTGCCATTTAATCTCCCATAAACCAAGCAAATGCTTTATTGCTTTCTTTGTTTCTATCATTAATTAATGTATTAATAGCTTCTTCAATTTGTCTTTGAAAAAACTCTTGAGTTTCAAAACTATATCTAACATTATCTATATCAGTTTTTTCGGTCATCTCAATCCAATTCTTGTTGCGTTTATATCTACTCCTTGAGCATGAGTCCAAGTAGAGCCAGATGGTGTAACAACTTTAATTTTAAAATATCTACCAGACTGTCTAACTGGATTATCACCACTTGTAACCATAGAAGAAGATGAAGATTCTGTTGCATCATCTGCTAATCTTTCTTTACTTTTAACAGTTACAGTAGATGTTGCATCCACAATCGGTCTAACATTAGTTATACTACTTCTGTGTCCTGGAAACAACTCTAATTCTCTAGTTTCTATAGTTCCTTCATTTTCTGTGCCTGAAAATATAGCTGCTTTATAATCACTATCTATTGCACCTAATAATAATTGACCACCATTCCAAAAGTCTGTGTCTAATGCAATATTAATATTCTCTAAGTTTTCAGATATAATATCCATTAACTCAACAGTATATGCACCAACGAACTGAGAGAATATGGTACTAGCACTAGCATCAGCAGTAGACCACTTTTGTGTAGCATAATTATAAATAATTATTTTATCACATATACCTGTTGTGTTAGCAGTGTTAGAAGCTGATGGATATAACCATAAAGCTAATTGATTAAATGGATCAACAGCTGCACATATTCTATCTAAGTATGCTTTGTTGACATCAAGATCAAAAAATCTATTTACTTTTTCTGCACCTATTGGAATTACTTGGTCGCCATTGATTTCAAAAAATCCATCATCTGCATAAAAGAAAACCCTTCTATTATCTTGACATACAGTTCTTCCATACACAGCTCCTCTATTTGGAGATATAACTGAAAGTCTAAATACTGTAGCTCCACCAACATAGTCCATTCGGATTATTTGGTTTTGTCTAAATACATAACCAATCTCTCCAGAGGTTATATGTACTATTTCACCACCTGAACCTGGTAAGTCTTGTTGGTCAGCTTGTTTAGTTCCTGCTGTCCATTCAGTAATGTCATTGATACCAGACCATTGTATTCTGTTTTGATTTGATGATTGGTTTCCTGTTACTAAAAAATCTCTAACAACTCCTGAAACTCTAAATGTTGGAACACCAGTTGCAATACCTGATAAATCTGCAAAGTTTGTTGATGAACCCATTAAGTAATATTGAGGTGCATCAACACCATTACTTGCAATTACATAATTACCGAATTGAGTAAATGTCCAATAATCTGTATTACCACCTGTTAGTGATCCTTTTCTTGATGTAAAAGTTCCACCATCTAATTGATATAAGTCAGTATTTTTAGCTACAAAGTTATATACATTACCAGCATTATCTCTAAACGAACCTGCACCTCTACTATCTGCACCTATATTATTTGATGAATAGTTTACTAATGAAGGAAATCTTTTATAAGAATTTTGTGCGTAATAAACATTGTTTGCAGTTGTTGCACCAGGATTTAAATACTCAGGTTGATCTGGTAGCCATTCTCCAAAAGGTATTTGCATTTTTCTCCTACTGGTTATTATTTGTTACTGCTACATAATTATCATGGAAAGCACCTGCTACTGTTACATCTGTTCTTTGTTGTAATGGTGCATTTCCATATTGATCTTCTCTATCGTTTCTATCTAATCTTTCCATAGCTGTTTCATACATTCTTTGCCATTGTTGTAATCTTTGAGGATCAACTCCTCCTAAAAAATTAGCAGCATGGTATAAAGAACCATATAAATAAATAGCAGGATGATTTGATAAAATATAATTAGAAGTATTTGAATCTGATAAAGGATCAAACTCTTTGTAATAATTTAAAACACCAGTGTATGAAGATGAAGGAGCTGGTGCAAATCTAAAGTTATCTCCTAAAATTGTAAAAGTGTTTGGTTGTCCAGTAGTTGAACCCCCTTTAATTTGATCCATTTGTGCAGGAGTTATATATTTTAAAGCATATTTAACACCACCATTTAAAATATAAAAATCTCTGACTTGTAAAAATCCAGATGGTAAAGATACAGTTTCGGCATCAATAGTAAAAGAACTATCAGTTGTAATCATTTTTCTTATTCTTAATTTTGAATTAAAATCTTTTTCTGCAAGTACAATAAAATCTCCTGATATTTCATCAGTTAAATCAGATCTATTTAACCAATTTGCAATTGCTGTTTTTAATGCTGAATAAGTATTTAATGCCATTATAATCTACCTTCTGCTGTTCTAAAATATCTAAACTCATTAGAGTTTAATTTTTTTTTTAATATATTTTTTTGTACTTCTTTTGGAAGTGCAAACCAGTTACGACTACCATTATACTCATTAGCCCATACAGATAAAGCAATAGTTGGAATACTAGCAACTCTTTTCATATCTCTTGATTTAGTATAACCATCATTCAAAGTATATAATCTTTTATTATGTTTTAAATGAGGAGTTACATCAACTTCTTCTTTGATTGCAATTTTACCTTCCATGTCGTCTTTCATGTAAGTAGTTTTTTGCAAACCTTCTATTGTTGTATCTTTTTTCATCTACCTTGACCTCTGTATTTTTTTTTATTCATTCTTTTAAATGCCTTATTAGGTCGCTTGGAATGTCTGCCAGGTCTTTTTCTTGGCTTATCTCTTTTAAGATTAATTAATCCAACTAACCCTTTTTTTTTAGACATTAAGATGACATTTCAGTAACTGAAACATTTGCAGTACCGATAGCAGCCATCTTTTCGCCAGGTGAAACTTTAAAAAGTTCTGGTTGGTCAACTGGTAAAAAAATATCATTAGCTGTAGCAGTTGGTGAACTACCAAAAACAATATGCACATCAGCATCAGCAGCTACTCTTACATATTCAGTTTGTGAACCGAATGCAGTTGAAGTTGCAACAGATGAACCTGATGGTGATATTTTTTGTGTTGTTCCAGGTCTTAATGCGTAATTAAAACTCATTTTTATCTCCTAATTGTTAGAGGGGGGAAGTACCGCTAGGCAAGATCCCCCCATGTCCTTATTATCTTCTTATAACAAATGTTACTATACATTCACAAGCAGTAGATGATCCACCATCTGTAATTATTTCGATAGCATCTCCTTCTTCTACTCTATTTGCAGCAGTAGGTGTAGCAGTATCTACATCACCAGCGGCAGAACCATCATAAGCAATAGTTATACCACCACCTGTTACAGCAGTTCCATCAATTTCAAATGATAAAGCTGCATCATCAGAAGTAATAGCATTTTTGATTGATGTTAAGATTTTAATAATTTTTCCACCATCTGGTACAGCTACGAATGTAGAACCTGCAGTAGAAATATCAGTAATCTTAGCAGTTATAAAGTAATCGTTAAGTGTTCTCATTTTTATCTCCTATGTCGTTCCGCCCATAACCTTTTTAGGACTTCAACATTGGTTGATTGAAAGGGGTGTATATCTAAACAAGGTTACACCCCTAACAATTTTTATTTATTACGAAGTTGAAAGGTCAGTAACTAAACCACTAGCAGCTTCGTTTCTTGACTCAAGAGTGTACTCTACAACCATGAATCTCTGATCTGCGTCAGCAGTCTGAGCTGGAGTTTGTAAAGTGAAATCTCTTAAGAAAGCCACTGCCCAGTAGTCCATCTCTAAAATTAGAGCATCTTGACCTTTTTTAGCAGCAGTAGCGTTGTTATTTCTAATGAATCTATTTGGAGCAACTTGTAAAGTTCCAAAGTCGCTTTCGTAGACATCAATAGATGTAACTAATCTTCTGTCCTCTGCTTGGTCAAATCTAGTTGAACCACCAGTAAAGCCAGATAGTTTTTGTTTATTGAAAGCACCAACCATAATCATGTTTGGATTTCCGCCTTGATTAAAACAACTTCTCAAAACAGTTTTTAACTGATCTTCAGTAAAAGCTCTTTGAGTTCCATCTGTTCTTACAGTACCGCTACCAGAACCAGATCCACCTGATCCAGCACTAACATTAGTAGAAATCCAAGTTTGAACTCCTCCTAATTTTCTAGCAGTTGTAGCATCACCAGCCGCAGCAGCAACATTTGATAAAAGAGCAGTTTCCATATCTCTTTTTAATTCTTTTGCAGCTTTTGCAACTTGATAAGCTAACTCATTATTTCTACCAGCAGATGTTACAGCATCATTAGTTCCTGATACTTGAACTCCTTTTGTAGAAATCTGAGTGTAGTTTGTTAGTTTAGTTGTTGAAGACATTGTGCCATAAGAAATACTTGCACCTTCGACAGCAGCATTAGCAGCAGTAGCAGCTAACGAATCTGTTTGCCATTGGTGAGAAGTATTTGTAGCTTTTGTCTTTGCAACACCTGACATAAAAGGTGTATCTGTTGGAGATATTGAATAAATAATATCTGCAAGATCTTCTCTTATGCCGACTGTTGAATATGTTTGATATACAGCCATTTTTATTCTCCTTAGGTTATTGGTTTATATATAACGCAATAAAAGATCAGTAGCATCCTTTGGATTACCAGATCGTTTTAATGCTTTAATCTTCTCCAACCTAGATTTAGAGTTTAATTCTTCTTTAGTTACTTTTACGCCAGACTTAACAAACTTAGATGGTTTTACTTTTTTAGAAACTAAGTTCGGTTTTACCGATTTAGTTTTTTGATAGTTCATTCCATCCATTATTACATCAAAGTATCTTGAGTCATAAATTCTTGAAACATCCTCATTTGAGAATCCTTTAGAACTTAAGTAGTTCAAAATATTTGACTTAACTGTAGCACCTTTAATTGGATCAGCTATTTCAGGATGTTTTAAGTGAAGTTTTCTTTGTTCTTCTCTCAATATTTCCTGAAACTGATTCTGCTGATGTTCTCTCAATTTTTTTTGAGCATCTGCAATCGTTTGTTTTCGTTTCTGAATCCTACGATCAATCTTAGCAGCTTCAGTTGGATCTTCTTCCCAAAGTCTATCAAGTTCTTTGGAGTTCTGATCGTTGTTAATTTCAGCATTCAAAGTTACAACAAGAGAATTTAAATCATCCATCTTTGTTGAATACTGATTTTTTAGACGATCTTCTTCAGATTTTAGCTCTCTCTTTTGGATTGCTAATTCTTCAGTCTTTCGTCTATAGTCGGCATCTTTTTGATAACCTGCTTTTAATTCTTCAAGGTCAACATCAATCTTTTCACCATTTACAATAACCTGGTGTAGATCGGTTTCTTGTTCATCTTCAGCACTTACATCTTCAGATGCTTCTTCTTCGACTGGAGCTTCTTGAGTTTCCTCTTGTTGAGCTTCAGGTTGCTGTTGAAGTTCAGATTCAGTTTTAACTTCTTCTTTAGTTTCAACTGGTGCTTCTTCCTTTTGAGATTCTTTGATAACTCCTTTTGAGTCCATTAAACTCTCAATGTGTTTAGCAGCACCTTGTATTGTCGCATTTGACAATAATGGGTTTGTGTCAGACATTTAGTCCTCCTTAGTTAAGCTGTCTTGAAAAGACTTCTTACAAAGTAAGCTGTCTTTATGACTTGGCTTTGATTAAATCAAAGAAAAAAAATTTTTCTTTGTTTATTCTAACCTGATGGGTTAAAATTCTTTTTTATTCTGTTGTTTTCTAAAATCATCTAACTGTTTTGAAGCAAGTTTTCCTGTTTCAATAACAGTTTGCAGATGTTGTTCTACTTTACCAACAACATTATATGCGATCCAAAGTTTTTCTCTGGTATCGTTTTCTTTAGCACCAGTTTTTTCTAGTAGTGCTTCAGAATAAAGTTTTTTAAGAGAATCAATTGCCTCTTGAAAAATTTTATTCTCCAATATTTGTTTGGCTTGGTTGGATCGGCTGATTTCTTCCGATCTCCTTGCCTGGTCTTTGGTTTCCATTTAATCCTTGTACCTGTTGGCTAAACATATTAGCAGATTTTTGTGCTTGTTCAAGAATCTTAGATTGACCTGCCATCATCATTTTATCTAAGTCTGCATCTGCTTTTATTTTAGCTGTGTCTAATTGCGTATTATATTTTAATGCCATTTCTTTAATCTTAGCTTCGAAATCTAGTGCCATTTCTTGAGCTTTTTGTTGTAGTTCTTGATATTGTAATTCAAGATCAGCAATTTTTCTCTTATTCTCAGCATCAATTCTAGTAAATTCAATTTTTTCTATAGGTGTTAATGGTGGAGGACTAGGTGGTGGCATTAATTGTTTTCCTACCTCTGGATCTACAAAATAACTTTCAACATTTTTTAGACCTGCGTTTTCTATAATTTTAGATAAAGTATTATACATATTCTTTAATGTAACCATTGGCATTTCTTTTCCACCTTGTAATTGGAATGCTTGAAGTTGTCTTTCAAGAATATTGTTTAATAATAATATTTGTTGCTCTTTTGAACCTGTTCCTAAACCTACTACAATAGAAATATTAAATTTATCTTTCCATTCAGTAGGTTTAACTGGAACATAAGTATTGTTGAGCATAACAATTCTTTCTTTGTCCTGATATTTAACCATCAGTTCAAAAATTTTTCTAAATAAATCTTTAACACCAGTTTCGGCAAAGATTCTAGCAATCAATTCTGATCGCATTTGAGTTTGCGTCATTAACGCATTTACACCTGTTGCGGTTTTAGCATTGAGAGTGTCTGGATCTAAACCTTGAATTTGTTTAGAGATTCCTGTTCTCACCTCTCTCACACTATCAAGATATGAAAGTAAAGGAAAGGCTTGTTGTGAAATTGGTTGAGCTTCTAAGGGTTGCATAACTTGGTTTGGTGGTTGTTTAGTTCTAACAATACCTCCAGGTCTTGATGTAAGTAAATCATCCATATTCACCATACCATCCATAACTGCAACTCTATTGTTATTTGTTAAATACATATTGTCTAACAACTGACGCATTACAGTTGATTTCATTAATTGAATATCTTCAACTAACTCAGATAAACTTCTGCCATAAAATCTATGTGGCATTGGTATAGGTGTGATTGTAACAAATGGAATATTATCGCATGGCATATTTTCTAAAACCATAGAACCATCATCCCCTGCTGAAACTATTTTTCTAAGTTCTGCAATTCCATCTTCGTCATAATCGTATTTTACATACGACTCATAAATTAAAACTTTTTCTGTAGATGGATCTGTAGAATAATTAACTGGGTATTCATCTACATTTCTTTGTCGAACAATATCTTCGGTGTTATAAATATCCTCATCTGATCTAGGTAAAGATTTAACATCTTCCTCATCATAACCCATAGCCACTAAATCTGATCTTGATACTAAAACTTTATGTGAAACAAAATCTGCATCATCAATTGATTTAGCATTTCTGTCTATTAAAAATTCTTCTGGTGGAACTGATTCAATTTTTATTTTACCAGTTTTTTTAGTTCTTTTAATTTTGCAATTGTATAATGTGAAATCTGGTTCTTGAACTTGAGTGGTATCTACACCTCTAGCCTGATATTGCTCTAATAATTTTTCATAATCCTCTTTGGCAGACTCATCTTCTAATTCTTCTTCTTCAACAATTTCTATTTCATCTTTAGTATCTTCTAATGCGTCTTTATCAGCTTTCGATAAATTTTTATAAGTTTCAAATTCTACGCTTTCTGATTCATCATAATAAATTTTTAAAAAACCATTTTTTTCAATCAGTGCGTCTTTGAAAAAATTATAAAGTAATTGAAAGCCATTATTGTCTTTGTAAAAAACATGATTTAGATAAGCGGTTGCTTGTTCGGCTAATGGCACATCTTCAGCAGTTATCGGTTCGCATCTTACAACCTTATCACTAGCTGTAAATACTCTTAATAAATTTGGTAAAATACTTTCAATGGTATCAGCAACATCAGTTGATACTACCTGTGAACGACCATCTATTTCTGTACCAAGTTTATCACCTAAATAATATTCTAAAGATTTTCTTCTAGCTTGAGATAAATTCCCACCTAAATAACCTAAAGCATTTTCTATTTGATTTGATAAAAGACTTTTTAATTTAGGATCTGATAATTCTTCGATTTTTTTTGCCATATTAAACTATATAATTCGTTTCAACTCTTATTGGTTTCTTCCAATCGGATCTTGTAACTGGTTCTGTAACTGCACCATATCGTACAGAGTCGCAAAAGTGCGAAGCCCAATTGTGTAGGGGTTTATTCCTAAAGCAATTGTTTTTTTCATCCCACCTCTTACAATATGATTTTAATGCTTCTATGAGCTTTTTGCAATTGTTTTTATGAATATAGCACTTAGGCAACATTCGTCTTACTTGCTCAATACCATCTTCTACACTAAGTTTCGGTGCTATGTCAAACTCTAACCCTAGTTCTTTTGCTGTTTCCCATCTTGATTTATTTGTACCTATTTCTCTTACCCTAATATCATGGGGAGCTATGTGTTTTGAATATGTATAACCTCTATCATCAATAATATTTATATAATGATCTAAACCCTCACCTGAGTTCTCATAGCAGTCGATAATTCTAATTTCATCACCATGTCGTTGAGCAAAGGTGATTACAGTGCTGTCGTTCATTCCTAAATCCCACCAGGTTTCAACTTCTAGGTTTTCATCAATTTCAAAATTTTTAATTTTGTTATTTTGTTCCATTTCTTCAATTAACTTGCCGAAATAAGAACCACTAATGCCAGCTTGAAATGAACATTCAAACTCTTGAGCATAAGATTCTGAGGACATGGTTAGTTTTGCAGCTTTTAGTTCTTCATCAGGAATAATGTTTGTTTCACTAGCTTTAAAAATACAAGTGAACCAATCTTTAGTGTGTTTTGCTTTTTCATGTAGTTCGTAAAACCAATTTCTACCCATTGGTGTTCCGATAAATATGGCAAAACCATGTCTGTCAGAAAGGCAAGGTCTTAAGATGGTGTCAAAAAGGTCAGGGGATATGTTTTGTGTTTCGTCTATGATTACCCCATCAAAATATTGACCTCTGATTGCCGAACTATTTTCAGCACCTATGATTTGAATACGACTATTGTTTACTGAAAAGTCAACTCTTAGTTCTGATTCGTTAAATTTAGTTCCAGGTATTGCAGCAGAAAATTGTTTTAAATAATCCCAAGCGGTGGATTTACCTTGAAGTCTATATGGCGAAATAAAGGCATATCTTGGATAAGGTCTTTTATTGGTTAGAGCAGCTTTTATTAAATGGTTTATGGCAAAAACAGTTTTACCACCTCTCCTATGAACTATGATTACATTAAATCGGTTCATATCGCATTTTTCATGCAAAAAATTTTGGATTTTTCTTGGTGAGTAAGGAATTACAATTTGTTTCATTTTAAAACAAAACCCCCCTCAATTCTTTGTTTAGCAATATCAAAATATTTTTCATCTTTTTCAATACCTATAAAGTTTCTATTAAGGTTTTTACAAGCAACACCAGTAGAACCTGAACCCAT